CATGGTTTTGATTTGTTTCATGTTTGCCTTCCGATGAACATCACGCTTTATGGAGAGAGCCGGATGTGATTCCTTCTTGATGCAATCTGCGAACGCTGCCAAATCCGGTTAGCTCCGGCAGGGCAGTAATATTTTCATTCGCCGTGATCTCGTCTAGCTCCAGCGTGCGTGCCGTATCGGCAGCAAACCAGACATCATCGACAGCGCGGATCGTTCCATCCAGCTTCGTGTACGTTCCGGCTTGCAGGTGCTGGTTGCCTTGAGCGTCAGTGAGGGTTTGCGATCGATAGCTAAGGTTAAAACTTTGCACGCCTGACGACTCCAGAGAGACGAGCTCTCCATCAGATAACAGTGCATTGCTATCTGCGTCTTTCCACAGACGTAGTTGCGTAAAGGCGGTATCACGGCTATCAATCTTATTGTCGCGATTGGTGTCGAGTTCGGCTAAGGCTGCAAATGCGTATTCTGGCCAACGTGACCGCTCATTCTGGCCTATCGTGACCGCTGCGCATGCGATGGTGTTACGCGGCTAAATTGTAATGTCTGCGGTCACGATGGGTCGATGAGTTTCTCCTTTTTACTGGTTTTTGCGTGTTTGGGATCCCGCAGCGAATCCCCGGTCAGGGTCAGACGATGATTGCGCTGCAGAAGGCGATCAAGAATAGCGTCGGCAATAGTGGCGTCCCCAACCCAGGCATGCCAATGTTCAACAGGAAGTTGACTCGTGATGATCGTGGCCCGGTTCGCGGCGCGGTCGTCAATGATCTCCAGCAAATCAGAGCGGGTCGCGCTATCGATGGCACCCATTCCCCAATCATCAAGAATCAGCACGTCGGTCTTGGCGAGCTGGAGCAGCCACTTTCCGAAGGCGCCGCTGCCGTGACGGATGCGGAGTTCTTCTTGTAGACGGGGTACCCGTTGATAAACGGCCGAGTAACCGCGCCGACACGCGTATTGCGCTAGCGCGCAGGCGAGCCATGATTTGCCGGCGCCGGTTGGCCCGGTGATCAGGACGCTGTGGCCAGCGTTTACCCATTCGCCCAGTGCCAGACTCATCACCTCGCGGCGATCGATACCGCGACCGGCACGTGCATCGATATCTTCGATAGCTGCCTGTGCGTACTTCAGGTGCGCGTTCTTGAGAAGGCGCACAAGTTTGCGGTCATTACGGCAATGAATCTCACGGTCAACGAGTAGTGCCAATCGTTCTTCGAAGCTCATCGCCGCCATCCCTGGCTGGGTCAGTTGATCTTCCAGCCCACTTGCTAAGCCATCAAGTTTCAAGGTGCGCAATTGAGCCAGAGTGGTGTGCATCATCATCGTTACATTCCTTATTGGTAGTAGCCAGGACCACGGACGTGGGCATGGTCAGGGCTGACCCAGTCGCCGGCAGCGGCAGGCTGACTTTGGTCGCGATTATTTTTGAGGATGTCGCTGACATGGCGGTATTGGCAGGCGCCGATTTGTAAGGCCAACATGCATCCCGTTTCGAGGCGAGCCTTGCCGTACCGCTTGGCCAGCGATAGCAGACCCAGACAAGAACGATAGCCGTGCTCCGGATGCTTGTTCTCTGCCATCAGACGCGTCACTGCTTCGGCTGTCGCCGGGCCGATCGTTTCGCCCCAGTGAATCAGCCGCTGCGGCGTCCACTCCATGTGGGCACGATGGGCCGCCGGCATGTGGGCAGGGAGGGTGGTGAAGCCGCCTTGGCAACTGTTGTGTGCATGACTGGCAACGCGCTGACCGCGATGCAGAATCTCCACCGCTGTCGCCGTGATGCGGGCTTCCATGACTTGGCCGACCAGGGAATGCGGCACGCTGTAGCGATGGCGGTCCACCTCAACGTGGTAGTCGATATGCACGGTGACGGTCTTGAAGTGCGCCATTTCATAGCGTTGCAACGGCAAGGCAAGCAAGGCTGGCGCATCGAGCTCGGCGAAGGCACTGGCGCGACTGCCGGGCAGCTTCTGGAATGGCTTATCGTTAAGCATTGCCAGCAGCGGCGCGATGGCGACATTGACCTCGTGCACAGTACTAAATTGCTGGTGCCGTAGACGCATCATGATCCAGCGTTCCACGATTTGCACTGCCGACTCGGCTTTGGCTTTGTCCTGCGGATGACGCGGTCTGGCGGGCAGAATCGAGGTGCCATAGTGGCGCGCGAAGTCGAGCACCGTATCATTACTGCGCGGCTCATAACGGTTTGCATCGGCGATCATGGCTTTGGGATTGTCGGGCACGATCAACTGGGGCACGCCGCCAATGAAACTCAGTGCCTTGGCTGTCGAGGCGAGCCAGTCGGCCATCGTCTCCCGCGGTGTCGCGCAAGCAAAGGTATAACTCGATGCGCCCAAGGCGGCCACAAAGATGTGCGCGCGACTGCCATCGGTCAGACCGATGGTGGGGCCGGCGTAATCAATGAAGAGCTTCTCTCCGGCGCGATGGACTTGGCGCATTGAGCGCTTGAGCTGTTTGGCGAAACGTCGATAATTGACGCAGAACTGAGCGTAGGCATAGGTCTGCCGTTCAGCGTGATCAGCCCGATACTCCTCCCACAGCAGCATGAGCGTCATACCCTTGCGACGCAGTTCGTGGTGCAGGCGGGCATAGTCCGGCTGGACATGGTCATGCGGGCGGCCTGGCAACGCATAAAGCCGGTGATCCAGTTCTGTGTCGCTGGCGGCTTGAATCGCGGGCCAGTCCAGACCCGCTAAGGCGGCAAGCCCGACATACTTGGTGACCACGCCCTTCGAAATGCCCAGCGCATCGGCAATCTGCTGGTGCGACAGCTTGGCGTCCAGCTTCAAACGCATTACGTCTTTTATCTTACGCATAGTGATCCTTGGTACGGGCACGCTGTCTCCAGACAAAAAGCTGGAAGCGTACGCGTTCGGTTGCTCTATGCGTAACCTCATCACTGCGCGGTACGACGCCATTCTGGCATCGTGACCAGTGGTTCTGGTGTCGTGACCGCTGATTCTGGCGCAGCCAGTAAATCGGTCACGATAGACCAGAATGCGCGGTCACGATGCGCCAGAATGGCTGGTCACGATGAGCCAGAATACCCATCAATTGCAACACTCAGAACCCGTTATTCGGCATCTCAACCAACGGCAGCTTGCCGAACGTTGGGATCTCAGCGAAGCCACCCTTGAGCGCTGGCGCTCTGATGGCATCGGCCCTATTTTTCTCAAACTGCAAGGCCAGGTTCGTTACCGGATCGAAGACATCGAATCCTTCGAAGCCGACAGCCTGCGCAAGAGCACTTCTGAGCGTGAAGTAGCCCGAGGTGCAGCATGAGCACACCGACAACCTTCACGCCCGAACAGGTGTTAGCCACTCCGGCCGGCACCCTGGCGCAGCAACCCGCCGAACTGCTCTTTAGCTTTAAAACTGCTGCGACCGATCTTCTGACCGATGCCAAATCGCTGTGTGATCACATTGATCAAGCCATCGATTTCAAGTGGAACGAACGAGCTCGTTTTCTGCGCCACGAGGTAGACAAAGACACAGGCGTTGTGCATTTCGATGACGGCAACGTACGTATCACTGCTGATCTCCCGAAAAAAATCGAATGGGATCAGACGCGCTTAGCTGAAATCGCGCGCCGTATTAGCGAGAGTGGTGACGACCCTAAGCAGTACTTCGAAATCACCTTCCGCGTGAGTGAAACCAAGTTCAACGCCTGGCCCGACACCCTTAAGTCCTCTTTCAACGCTGCCCGCAAAGTGAAAACCGGGAAGCCTTCCTATCGTCTTGCCCTAATCAAGGAGTAACGCCATGTTTTTCAGAAAAGCTGCCATCGACAAGCTTCGTCAACACACTGAATGGGGCATGCGCGACCTGCCCGACACCATCCGTGTTCCAGCCTTGGAAAGCTATCGTCCCCACGAAGTCGTTATCGCATTAGAAGAGTCCACATTGGATGATCTGGCATTTGCCATGATCGGCATTGAATCGCAAATAGCAGAAATGCGCCGTCCACTGGTTGGCTTGCGTGAACTGTACGAGCAAGCGCGCAAACGTGGCGGCGTGGGCTCGAACACCGTGTCTGAAGTGTTTTTACAAAATCACTCAGCGGAGGTGACCAAATGAGCTTACCCATCATTACGGCCGACCAGCGTCTGGCTGAACGACGTGGCGTTAAAGGTGTGTTGGTTGGTAAATCCGGCATAGGAAAAACCTCGCAGCTCTGGACTCTCAACCCCACCTCGACACTGTTCTTCGATCTGGAAGCTGGTGACCTCGCTGTTGAAGGTTATGCCGGAGACACCATTCGCCCTCGCACCTGGCAGGAGTGCCGTGACTTCGCTGTGTTTATCGGCGGCGCTAACCCGGCACTGCGAGAAGACCAGCCTTACAGCGAAGCACATTTCAGCGCCGTTTGTGAACGCTTTGGAGACCAGGTTGCGCTCGACAAATACGACACCGTGTTCGTCGACTCCATCACGGTTGCCGGGCGCTTGTGTCTGCAATGGTGTAAAGGGCAACCGCAAGCCTATTCCGAAAAAACCGGCAAGCCCGACAACCGTGGAGCCTATG